GATTAAACGGCCGATAGGGTGGGTTGGAGTCCCCTGGGGTTTGGGCTTGCGTGCATCGTGAGCGACGGTTGCCGAACACACTTTCTGGGCGAGGTAGGAGCCCTTTTGTCCCCTTGTGGTTGACAGCCACATGGGGCGACCGCCGCGATGCGAGCGCCTCGTTGCAGTCGTCGTCGAGAGACGGCCTACTGCGACAGGCGCTGCGATCTTCGATTACGGCGTTTTGTTTCCCGATGAGGGAGGGCGTTATACATTAAACGACGCCCACGTGTCCGGACGTTTTGCACGCTTATACAGGCGAGGCAACCGGAATAGGTAAGGGTTTTTGCGGGAAAACCTTACTGAAACACCACACCGTTCTTCATTTTTTCAATCTGCTCCGTCTCCCGCCCCTTTATATATGCCCACTGTTTTACCTCCTTTGCCATATGATGACCAGTATGATTTTGTTGAGCATTTTGCTCAGTTTTTGTATAGCATCGGCACGTTTATCGTGGTTGTTATTAGACACGCCGTTTCAGTGGCCACCTTTGTGTGGTCAATATATTCGGCTTGTTTGTCGACCATGTTCGTTGCCGTGTTATCAGTTCACATTATATTTGTTTGTTTTATTGCTACGTTTTTGTATTACCGGTGGGCCAATCGCCCCGCTTACGCCCAATATTTCGGCGTTTGGTGGGGGGACAATGAGACCGCCTGCTACTTTTTCCCGACGCTCACCGGCTCTGAAGGCCCTTGGTCATGGACATATCTGGGCGACCAGTTGTACCACATTCGGGGGCCTTCTGCTGACCGGGTTGTACTTGGGCATCGCACTGCGACTCAGCGTCGCTGGTGCGGTCTTTTTGTTCAAGACATACGTGTCGGTGATCGTGATGACGAATGCCCGCTCATGCGCGCCGTCGCTTACGATCGACCCAAGCTCGTCTGGTACTTGTTACCGGTCGTCCCTTGGGTCGTTCAGAGCGTTGATACGGCGTGCTTGTACCATCCCACTACTGATATGATCGAGTTATGTTGGCTCGGCTCCGCGAAATCACACATGCTGCCTGCAGGTGTTTACCGCGCTGCCGCCGCTCGCTACCGCATGGCTTCTGTCAAAGCCTACGGTGTCGTGTCCGTAGCCTTGCAATCCGCGACGCGCGATGAAAGCGTTGTCGCCATGGCGATGTCCATTATCAAATTGGACATGGATTTCGCCACTGCAGGGTTACCGGACCTCGACAATCAGCCATTAACCATTCGTGGCTGTCCCGAGGACGCGAAGCCGATGGGCATTAGACCCGTTTGCAACGTCGTCTACCCTATTGAGGGTTTCGGGACTGGTTCACCAATGGTCAGTATCGCCACAGAGGCTGACACTATACACCGACGTATTGCTGTTCCTCGCTCGGACTATGTCGGGGATGATGCTACTGTCGCTTACGCAAGCGAATTTTTGAAATACGTTTGCGGCGACATTAAGCTCAACCCGTGCGACATGGACCGTGTTGAAAAACAGATGGACCGCCCTTCTCAGAAGAGTAACAGGCGGTCCGTCGATACCATCATGGACATTCTTCCGAAGAGCGTCAAACAGCTGTTCACTAAACGTGAACCCGTTCCTATCGGCAAGCCCGCTCGCAACATCTGTACCGTTTCACCGCAGAGATTGTACCGCGCTGCGCGTTTCACCCTAACAGCCTCCGACCACATGCAGAAATTTGTATGGTGGGTATGGGGAGCTGGCAGTGGTGAAACCGCACGCAAGTACCAGCGCTCTTGCAGTACTAACAATAAGATGCAGGAGTCGGACTTTAGCAAGTTTGACGCTTCTTTGGGTCCTTTTTGGTTGTGGTTCAACCGCCAGTTTATGTACCGCCTGTTTCCTGAACACATTGAAGAGATCGACGAGTTGCTCGCCGACTCTGAGTGGCAGACCGTCATGACGACACTTCGTCAGCGGTTCGATTATGGTTGCGGGCGGTTTTCTGGTGTTAATGAGACCGCACTTTTCAACACGTTGGACCAGGCGTTCGTACAGTACACCTCGTTTAGACGCTTTGGCCTTACCGTTGAGGGCGCCATTAAGCGGCTAGAGGAGAGTCTATTTGGCGGGGACGATGGCATCGTGCCTTACATTGGCC